TAGGTATATTGGTTGTTGTCTTTGGTGGTGTATACTTAATTGGTGTAGGTACTGGTACGTGGTAAAAATATTATTGGTGGCCCTCTTAATTTTCACTGTGGTGGGAGTACAGGCTAAAGAACCTAAGATGGTTACTTGTCACTTGTGGAAGTATATTTCCATTATGGGGGTACAGCAGTGTTGGTATCGTGGTCCTAATGGTTCCTCGGCTACATATTTCCCTACACCCTTAATACCCAAGTATGAATACGGATCGGCTTTTAGACAATGCCCAAAGAGTTTTGAGTGTGTGTATAAATTTAAGAAAAGAAGGCCATCAGCTAAAGAAATACTAGAAGGGCTACAGGAGGACTTTAAGTGAGAATAGTTTTTTCTAAGATACTAGAATATAAGCTGTTACCTCGTTTTATGATGCTAGTTATGACAATTATGTATGTGCGTTGCATTGAGTGGGCGCTTTCAATGCCTGACATATCTACGCAGCAAGCCAGTTTAATTTCTGTAGTAACTGGCGCAATGACAGGCACAATAGCCGTATGGTTGTCACATGAGAAGTGATAGCCCTATACACAAAGAAGTAAACAGGTTTATGTGGATTATTAAGGGACACCTAGCCCCTGATGGGTACAGCGACCAAGACTACATAGATGTACACGACAACTACTTTAAGAGGCTCTGGGGTAATCATGAGAACTGTGTACACGAAGAGGGCTTTGAAGAGGCATACAAGGAGAAGTATCAATGATAGGAGCGATAATTAACAGTCTGTCAGGCTTGGCTACCAGCATTATAGATGGTAAAACACAGATCAAGCTAACTGAGGCAGAGATTAAAAAGAAGCAATTAACTGGGGAGATTGATTGGGACTTAGCAGCTATAAAAGCCACAGAGAACTCTTGGAAAGATGAATGGATTACACTTCTATTCTCGGTGCCACTTGTCCTTGCGTTCATGCCTTTTTCTTGGGCAGAAGACTTGGTAGCTAATGGTTTTGCAGCCCTTGAAGCAATGCCTCAGTGGTATCAAATTTCCCTTGGTGGGATCGTCAGTGCTAGTATAGGTTTGAGGTCAATAAGTAAGTTCTTCGGTAATAAATAAAAACAAGTATATATACATAAAGTAAAGCCCCTGCGTCCACTTAAGGATACAGGGGCTTTTTTTATGGTTTGTTGTGTTCCTCTGCTAAGTGTCTAAACAAAGCATACATAGGAACCTTCATCTTAAAGTCTATTTCCTTCTGTAGCTTATCCACCTTCACAGCTAACCACATTATTAACAATGTCTGTACGACCAATACTACAGACGATAGGTCAGGTATCTCCATGTTCTTCTACCACCTTGATTAACCTAGACCCATACCACTCAGCTTTCTTTAGGTCTTCTATACCATTCTTATATCGCCACCTGTGTAGGTACTTAGCTATATTCCCACGTAGGTATCCTATATACTCTTCCTTGGTTAAGAAGTCTTCTATATAGTCAATACACTCTATGACACCAGTACCGTAGTGAGGTGGACTGTTGACCATATCAGTTACGTTACTTGTTTCTTTCCACTTAGCCATATTTATCCCTTATAAGTTTAGCCTGTTCTTTTATCTGGTGTTGTTGTCGCTCTAATTCAAGGTACTGTTTGTCTAAATCAGATAACTTTTCTGGCTTAGGGTTAAGATCAACAACATCCCCCATTACAAGTCCCCTTTGTCTTTCATGTTAAATGGCAGACCTACGCATTGACTTAAGAACCTTGCGTCAGCAACAGGCTTAGTTTCAAGTAAGTGCTGCATGTTAAGTTCCCTCACGGCTTGGCACTTTTCTTCTGTGGTAAATGTCATGTTAGGTGCGCGTACAGAGAAGGCTGGTTCCCCATCTTTCATTAACATAAGTACTACCATATATACATAGATCATTTTAGTTCTCCATTTAAGTATTATCCAATATCTACCATCTCACACACATCCCCAGTACATGCCATTGTCTGCATACCTGATGTGTTGTCTTCCTTTTCATAATCAGCTAGTTTATCCCAATCTATATTGTCAGGCATTTGGTCAAGTAGTATATGATAATCTGTAGCTAAACACTCCTGATAAGGTGCCTGTTGATATGTATGCTCATTAAAAGGTAAGAACGACACCCCTGACATTTCATCAAAGTGCTTATACACAAAGGCTCCTACCTCAAACCATTCATCAGCCTTTACGTTAATAGTTACACTAGGCTTATGCTCACACCAATGACGTTGATACATCAGCCACATTTCTAACTGCTCTAGTGCTGTCATGTCAGCAGTATGTACAGCACCCATAGGAGACTGCATAGGAAAGCTAAACACTGTCGTAGCATCAGGCTTCATTACGTCAGGTTCATTAGGGATACCCTGATCAATCATGAACTGTGTCAATGGGTCTTTATTATCTCCACGCACAGTACGGATATAATAGGGAGAGTGACGAGCATGAATGCCAGAAGCTGAGTCAACCAATTGGGAAACAGTTCCACTGGGCTTGACACAAGTAATAGCAGTGCTATGAGGGATACCAAGACGGTCAGCCCACTCAGCGTTAGTAGAAATAGCCACATCCCTTAAATGCTCCAATGTTTCTGACAGGCCCTCATTAGCCAATGTCATTAGCTTGTTGTCCATTATCCCCGTGAGTGACACACCGAGCAACCTCTCGGCTTCGGTATTTGTTCCCCACATCTTTCGCAGATATGGAAAGTGGGTGTAGGTGGACTGTATAGTCCCAAGTATAGTTGCAAGACGGACTTTTCTTGTAAGGTCTTCGATATTGTCGTTAGCACGGATGACAACTTCCGTAAGATTACAGAACTGATTCGGCCTAAGTATGATTTCCGAACAGGGGTTTGTTCCGAACTCATAGTTAGACTCTCTACGGCCATTTTTTGCTGCTTGTCTAACTGACGCTTCTCTGTTGAATACTCCTCGTTCTCCACTACCACTCTCCATTAATGCTGTCCACTCACGCATGAAAGACATGCTGTCTGGTTTCTCTGTATAAGATACAGAATTATTAGCTAAGGCTCTGTGTCCTGCATTCTCCCACCAGTTACCTGACTTAGCGTGACGCATACGATCATCAGATAGGTTGCTCAGAGAGATCATAGCAGAGCGTCTAACGCCTCCTACAACCACAACTTCACCAATCTTACACATCAGGTCATGGCACTCAATACTGGACAGCTTACGCCCCTGTGCTTGCTTGAATGTAGTAACAGCAAAGTTAAACAAGTCAACCAAAGGAGCAGGACCACTAGCACGACCACCAAATGTCTTAAGTCTAGCACCCGCTGGACGTACTTTAGATACATCCCATTTAGGAATCTCACCAGCCCATAGGAGAGCCAGAACTTGTCTGAGACCTTTAGCCCAACCTTCCTTACTGTCCTTGATAACAATAGTCGTGTCACTATCAAAGAGGGAGGGAACCTCTGGCAACTTAGTAATGAACTGACGCTCAACACTGAACCCGACACCAGTACCACAGAGCAAGATGAACATAGCCTCATCGAAGGACTTAGGATCATCTACGGGTAGATAGCTACAGTTATACATACAAGTGTTGTCTCTTGCTGAACTTTTACCCGCAGTCATAAGAGAACGCATAGATGGCATAACCTCAAGGCTAAGGATAGCGTCACAGATTTCTTTTTCTATGGTAGGTGTTAACCAAGGAGATACGATGTTAGTCATGTAACGCTCGACAGTTTCACCCCATGTTTCTCGGCGGTTGATTGCCTCTAACCAACGCGCATAGCGGCTAGTGGCGATAAAGGTCTGATAGTCTGTGGGTAGGTAGTTACTCTTCATATATTTAACTCTCTCTGTTTAATTTCAAATCTGATAGGTGGTTGAACAGCGTCTATCCTATCGGACATCTGTTTTGGACATCTATCTTCCCTCTCTTTAAAGTGCCTTGCTACATTAGTGCTATCGGCTGATGCAAAGGGCCACCTTCCCTTAGATAGTTTTAAGCCTCTCATCATGTGAACCCAAGGTCTAGCGTTAGACTTCTCTATAATATCCCAAGCCTCATCTGCCCTTCTACACCAATCTGGCCCTCCCACTTTCCAGTATTTCCCAGACGAACCAAAGCAAAACTTGGGGTAGTTGTCTATTATCTCTCTTAGCCAATCTAAAGACAATCCCATGTGCCAAACCATAGCTGATAAGTGTTTGGGATAGGGCCAATCTGCTGCCATCCCCCTTTGATCGTCAACAGAACCATCTATTACATCTGGTATTACAGCCCAATTAGCAGCGTAGAGTTTATCGTCTAACCAAGATATAAACTGATCTTTCTTAAATGGTTTACCCTTAGTATAGGAAGAGAAAGCCCCATTGTCCCACATAATGCTTTGTGCATTTTTAATAGACCACTCAGCATCTCTTGGGTCTGAAAAGGAAATACACATATGTTTTCCCTTCATAGCTTCTATAGAGGCTTTAGGAGTTATAGGAGTACCATGATAGTGTAACATTCTTAAGAACCCCTCTTAACAATTTTGTAATGGTGTCTAAACCAAAGCAATCCTGCCACAAGTATAGTTGCATACATTTTTCCTAGTACGTTT